AATGATCCCAAAACTGTTAAGGCTGCAAACGATAGAATAAAGGCAGGTTTAGCAAGACCCCAGCGCGAACCCGGACTTAATCCTGTTTACCCTGAGTTTATTCTTCCTGCTGGAAAAGTAGCTAAGAGCGCATTTAAACTTGCGAAGTCAGCTCCAAGCCTAGGTCAAAAAATTAGTTCCGCTATTTATCCAACCATTAGATCTGCTGAGACGGCTGGTGATGTTTATGAATACACATCTGGGAGTTTACAGAACGGCGGCATGATCAAGCGCAAGGATGGTTCATATTCCAAGCGAGGTCTGTGGGACAACATCCGCAAGAACATCGGCTCTGGCAAGAAGCCAACCAAGGCTATGCTAGAGGCTGAGAAGAAGATCAACAAGAAATGAAAGCGAAGCGTAAACAGATCATGGTAGATGCCCCAGAGGGATACCACTGGATGGAAGAGCGCGGACGCTACTACCTGATGCCGGGTGAAGCGCATAAGGGCGCTAAGACCAAAGTACCGTTCAAGGTAAAGATGGTTGCAAAATAAACCAACAACATTTTGTGAATTAAAATTATTGTTATAATTTCAGTGTCATGGAAATAATTAACTTCATGACCATGCAAAATAACAATGGTTTCATCAACAACATGATCCTACTCTACAAGGAGGAAGGAACATCACCTGAGCGCTTACAGCACGACCTGTTTGTAGAGCACAAGGTAAATATTGAATGGGATGCGTTGATGGCTAGATGGAATCGTCTATAGGTTCCCCTGCTGCCATCCGGTAGAAACGCGCCACCATGTTCCTACCCTTTTGGGTTAGGGCATAACGGACTCTGTAGTTCCACTTGTTCTCTTCGCGGAACACGTGATCCTCACGGGTCTGACTAGGAGTCAATTTGTCAAAATGCTTGTACACATAGCCTTCCCTTTGGAGCGGCTGTAGGTTGTCTCTTTTGAATGACTTCTCATTCCTGTCCAGCTTTTGGCACACATATCGGATGGTGAAGAACTCTAGGTCATAGACGTAGAGCATGATCATAATCTGTGCTGCGCTGAGGTTGTATCTAACCTCCCAATCCCTGAATACCAGATAGGTGTTCTTCAGCCCACTGTGCGTCAGGTATTTTTTCTTCATTGGTGACGCCTCCCGGAACATACGGGATCTGGCGACTCTTGATTTCGGCATGAATTTAATTGCGTATTTTTGTACGTATATAACAAAATTAAAGATTCATGGCGACTTTAACAGGCAATAAAGTAAAAGACACGTACGAATCGCTATTAAAGCTTTCGTCCGGATCGGCTACTTCTACCCTAAAAACCGTAGAGGATGGCGCTGGAAACTCCACTGCCTTGAAGGTTAGCACGGACGCCGTTGAGGTAGCTGAGCTTCTGATCACCAATACACCTACGCTTTCTTCAGACGAGACTACGGTTCTGGTATACGACGACACCGACAACACTGTCAAGTCTCGTAACCTTGGAACTGCGGCATTCACCAACTCTGTTTCTGTGGATGGTCTGTATGCGCGTACGGAATCAAACCAGCTGTGTACCACTACCCCTACGCGGATCTCTTTCAACGCTGTTGACAACACGGCGGTGAACGGTAGCTTCCAGACGGGATCTGGATTCACGCTGGCTGACTCTAACAGAAACATAGTAGTAGGATCTGATGGAGGTGTGCGCTTGGAGGTTGCACTATACGTGTACTTCACCAACAACAACTCCAACGTGATCATCACGCTCAAGCAGGGATCTACTGCTGTAGTGACTGCAAGAAGATCGCAGACTACCGGCTCTACGTACAACGTCATCTCCTTCAATACTGTTGTTGCAGCCAATGCTGCCGACACGCTTAGCGTAGAGGTTAGCTCTGCTGACGACGGGGTAACGGTTCAGTCTAAGAGCTTGGTGATGGCAATGAAAATCTTTGACGGATCATTTGTCTGATGACTGAACGCGAGAAGCACATACAAGAGTTTCTCGCTGAGGCTTCCGGGGCGTTTCAGAATCTTCTTGAAGACTTAGCGAAGAAGTATGAGGTTGAAGATGACTACCTTTATATGCTTTGCTTGGCAGCATACAACGACGAGATACAAGATCAGGATAAGCTACTCATATCACTGTCCGCTGATGTGGACGACGAGATGGAGTTTTCTACGCTGCAAGATGCCGCGACGAGAATATACATCCAGATGACCGAGGAGAATCCTGATACTGGAACAATAGATTGGTGGATCAAGAACTATGGAAATGGCAGCATTAATTAAAACTAACTATCATGCAATTAATTCGCAAAATCATCGTTGGGCAAAACCCCAAGGATGCCATGGCTTACTTCGTGGGAATGAACGTTGGCAATGGAAAAGTCTCAACTATCGTCCTTGACGAGGAGCATCTAATACGCTACAACAACAAGCGTTACCTTATCTATATTGAAGACCCGAAGGAAGGCACTATGCTCTGGAAGAGCGTGGACAATATGCCGTGCGTCGCTGAGTTTGACTGTAGATTCTAACAGCTATGAAGTCCATAGAAAGCTTTGTCATTAGACTTCCGAAGAAGTTTAAAGACGAGATTGAACTTAACGGGAACAAGTTGTTCTTGGATAGCAAGTTTGATGAGTTCGGTAATCGCTTCATGGAGGCGGAGATCGTATCACCACCACTGAAGTACAACACCGGGGCGAAGGCTGGGGATACCCTATACTTCCATCACCATGTTGTGCTCAGCCCGCAGTATAGCATGGGAGATCATATCTACCTAGTGCCATATCACCCGCATGGGAACCGCAACAATATGGCGAATGCGTACAAGAACGAGGACGGTATCCATATGCTTGGGCAGTGGGTATTCCTAGAGCCAATGGAATCCAGCAAGAAGCTCAAGAGCTCGCTGCTTGAATTGGTTCAGGAGGATGTGGAGAATGACCGCGGCAAGGTGATATACACTTCGCCGGAGATCCAAGAAGCTGGAGTAGAAGTTGGCGACGTAGTCTACTTCTCTAAGAACAGCGACTACGAGATGGAGGTTGACGGGAAGACGGTTTGGAGAATGCTTGTAAGTGATTTGATGTATGTCGCGCCCGCAGAAAAAGGTTGACTTCACAACCATTGACGCTGCTGAGCGTCTACTGGAATCTATGGAGTATGCCATTAACAACATGATCCAAGAGATCCGCAAACCTGTGGATCAGGATCTTAGTGGTAGCCAAAGGAAGGCTGAACTCCAGTCTATCAAGCAGACGGCAGTAGATGCTCGTGAGTTGTTGCAAGAAAGACAACGACTGGAGCAGATGATTAAAGAGCTAAAGCAGACGGGGAACATTGCCGAATCGGCAGATTACTCCGGGGGCTTCGCTGAGCGATTCAGTAAATAAAAGCGTGGCTGTGAATGGACATCATATGGCATCCGTCAACGGTACACGTTTTATGGTTTACTGAGACTGCTGAACTGTCCATGCTTGCACAAGAACTGAGAAGTAGGACAGCAAGAATAGCTAGGTATTTCATGCGTCTCAATGTTAAGTTAATGTAAAGGTACAAAAATTAAAATGGAATGGCAGGTATCAAAAATGTTGAAGGCTATGTGGGCTACGTGGTCAACATATGTCCCAAAAATTCGGAGGGTAAAATCATTGAGATCGGTGGGCTTTTTATTCAGCTTCCCGCTACTCCGCCACATGAAGAGATCTTATTTCACGACCGACCCCGTGAAATGCAGATGTGGAAGAGACTCCCTGTGCCGGAAGAACTGCTTCGTGTTCGCTCTATGGATGAGTGGGCTGAAAAGCCAAAGGAGTTTCGGGATAAGTACTCATCGTACATTGAAGGGGAATTTCACCGGAGACGTAACGGTCTTTGGTTTTACAATAACGGTGATCCTACATACATAACCGGTAGGCATTACATGATGCTCCAGTGGAGCAAGATGGATATTGGATACCCCAATTATCTAGAGTTCCAGTCCAAGATCTTCATCCACTTCGCTGCCTGTGAGGCTGACCCTAGATCTCTTGGGCAGATCTACACCAAGTGTCGTCGTTCTGGGTACACCAACATATCCAGTGCTGTCCTCGTGGACGAAGGCACGCAGGTTAAGGACAAGCTGTTAGGTGTGCAGAGCAAGACCGGTAAGGATGCGCAGGAGAACATCTTCATGAAGAAGATCGTCACCATGTTCAAGAGCTACCCGTTCTTCTTTAAGCCCATCCAAGACGGTACGACCAACCCGCGCATGGAGCTAGCGTTCCGGGAGCCTTCTAAGCGTATCACCAAGAACAACAAGACGTCCAACGTTGGCGAGGCGCTCAACACGATCATCAACTGGAAGAACACTACCAACAACGCATATGACGGAGAGAAGCTGCACATCCTGTACTTGGATGAGGCTGGTAAGTGGGAGAAGCCTACAGACATACGTGAGGCGTGGCGTATTGAACGTACGTGTCTCATTGTAGGGCGTAGGGTAGTTGGTAAGGCGATCGTCGGTTCTACGGTAAATCCTTTGGATAAGGGCGGCAAGGAGTTCCGTGATCTCTACTATGACTCCAACCCAAACGAGCGCAACAGCAACGGACGTACACGTTCCGGATTATACCAATTATTCATACCTGCCTACGAAGCGCTGGAGGGATTCTTTGACAAGTACGGCAACCCAATCGTAGAAGATCCTAAGGAGCCCATAGAAAGCCTTGACGGAGAGATATTGGACATCGGCGCTAAGACCTACCTGAAGAACGAACGGGACGCTCTAATGAAAGATCCGTACGAGCTCAACGAGGTGATCCGTCAGTTCCCCTTTACTCCGGACGAAGCATTCCGTGATTCTACCAAGTCCAGCATCTTTAACGTGGCGAAGATCTACGAACAGATCTCACACAACCAAGAGCTGTATCCTGACCCAGTAGTCAAGGGCAACTTCGTATGGGACAACGGCATTGTAGATAGCCGGGTTGTCTTTAGCCCGGATCCGAATGGACGGTGGTACATATCATGGCTCCCGCCAATTGAGCGTCAGAACCGCTACGTGATCAAGTACAACAAGAAGAGTCCTCCGGACGACGCTATTGGCTGTGGAGGAGTTGACTCCTATGATCTTGACGCTACGGTTGACGGACGCGGATCTAAGGGTGCTTGCCACTTCTTTAA